AGATCCAACCTTCTCAAAGCTGTAGACGTAGGGCAGGCCAATATATGTCGCGGTATGGACATCAACATCTGTGAATAGAATTGAAAGACCGCGAACACGTTTGCCGCACTTGAGATTGCCGACAGTTGTTAGCTCAAAGTCGCCGGCCTGATTCGTCGCGGCTGGAGTCCAGACAGTGTTATTTTCCTGATCGCACCATTGCACTTTGCGAGTGTTGCCACCCGCGCCCAGAGCGAACACGAACCGCTCAGAAGTAACCATTACCGCCTCGTTGCCGGTAGGCGCGTTCGTGATCGCAGCGGCCAGCGTGGGAGTGGCGAATCCTAGCTGCCACTCGTAGAGCTTGCCGTCAGAGCTTGAGCAGGCGACAAGATACTCGCCCCAGGTATCTAAGCTCCATGTCGTTGCCGGTGTTACAGATCCAATATCAGGGCGAGCTACGCCGTAGGCGTATGATCCATAAGGCCCGTAACCGAAACCGATCTTCTGCACCGCGTCGGCACTGCCTGCCGTAAAGCCTGAAGGGGTAATCTCCTTGAGGGTTCCGGCCTCGTTCATGACGTACAGCTTGGAATGCGTACCGGCAACGATCCAGCGATCCCCGCTGTTATCGCGCCAGTTGATAAAGCCTCGGCAAGATCCCGTCATCTGCGATGTGCTGCGTTTGCGCCACCCGCCGACAGGGCGCATCGTGCCTTCGTACCAGCGCACCAGCGATGAATCGTAGTACCGGCCAGCAGACTGAAACTCAGTGCCGTTGCGGTACACGCCAGGAGGAATCTTCAGAGGGATGTATGGCATGGCGTCACGCTGATTGGTTAGACATGAAAGAGACAGTCAAGATTATCGAGGGTGTCGCAGGGATAGCTGGAGTGGTCCCGCTTGCTGTTACGGCTGGGAACTGCTCAAGAGAAACGCCAGAATCTGATACCCGCCACATCATCTCAAAATAATCGTTTGTCTCCAAGTCAATGATGAAGTTCATCGCCGCAATCAAGCGACTTGCAGACCCCGTAGATTTCCTAGCCTTGATGCCAAACTCGCTATTCGATCCCGCGATGTCAGTCCCGTTCTTCCTGAACCAAATAGATATTTCCTGAACATCGTTCGTCGTGTTGATGAACTGCGCAGAAAATTGAGCGTTGTACAGGCCGGCTTGATCTACAGTCACCTTTGACGGGAGATCGCCTGTCATGGCGGTTGACGTTACGGTCTGTGATGTGTTTACCGTGTAGGTTCCAGTGCCGCCAGTTGTACCCGTAAGCTGCGCAACGATGCGAGTCCCAGCCGTAACGCCAGTGCCAGAAATCTGCATTGACGGGAAGATAGACCCCGCAGAGATGGCCGATACCGTCAATGTCGTGGTTGCAATTGATCCGGTAAACGATGCGGTGCGAGACTGCACAGACACGCCGTTGCTAAAGTCTGTCGTGTTGAATCTGAAGTAGTACGCAACCGCTGTCGATCCGTCAGTCTGATCTGTGTCGTCCTGAAACGCACCATAAGGCGTGTTGAGGTACTTGCCGCCGCGAGGAGAGAGCAGCGTCGAGATGATGTTATTCAGCCGCGTAAAGTAGGTGCGTAAAACGCCGTTATTCTGATCGACGTAGTTGGTGTCATAAGCAGGAGGAGCAGATCCCAGATCAGGATTGCCCGGCGCTTGCAGTTGCTGATAAAGGTTAGTTGCCATCAGTCAGATAGGAAGAGCGCTCGTTCACCTTTGCGACGCTTGACTAGACCCGGCAACTCTTTGCCTCCGGCCTTCGTCCACAGCAAAAATGAATCTGCGGCTACTTGCCATTCCTCTCGTTGAATCTTCATGCGAATCGTGCTTCTCTGGAAGTTGCCCAAGCCTACATTGAAGCTGAAAGAGACACAAGCGTCGAACTTACTTTGACGGCCAGCAAGATTAGGAGCGAGTCGTAAAACACCACGCTCAAAGTTCTCAAGGTCTTTAGCAAGTATTGCATTGACTTCATCCATGCTTAGAGTTCGATCCCAGCCAGTGGGAATCGGTAGAGTCTTGCGCTCTTCAAATGGCACCTTGATGTGACTCTGGTCAATGACATGGCCCACGCCCACAGTCCAGAGCAGCGCCGGGCAGCGGTATGGCTTAACCCGCACGCCCTCATCGTGCTTAATCATCTGGATGAGCCTGTCTGAGACTTTCATTTGCCGAATGCTCGACCACCAAAATGAAAGGCGATGATGCTGGCGAACAATGTCGCAGTCTCAGCATCCCACAGAAGATTAGCCAACTCCTTGAAGTCCACGCCGCGAGTCCAGCCGTACCAGAACAAGCCCAGGTCAATCGCCACCAGCAGGAAGAAGAACCCGTAAGTGATGACCGGCCTGACGCTGGCTCGCAGGTTCTTCATCCATGTCGAGGTGCCTTCGTTAAGGCTCATGTCGTGAGCGTAGATCGCCTGCATCTCTGCCTGCTGCGCTTGGATAAGCGTTTGATGAGCCTGCATCTCGGCATTTGCTTGAATCTGATCTAGCCTGATCTCCTCGACCCTTGCCTGAGCAGCATAGCCGCGCTCTAGCATTTGCAGTTCGCGCTCGGTCTGCATCTTCGCTAACTCTAGTTCGTGCCTCTTGTCTGACTTGTCTTGGAAGAAGTCGAGAATCTTGGGGAGGCCACCCATCAGGAAGGAGACAACGGTAGAGAGAAGGGTCAACATATCAGACTCCAAAGTAACCGAAAGACATGAGGCCGGCACCGATCAAACCGACAGCGGCGCTCGCCCAAAACAATGGCATCGTCACTGCCAAGATGGCAGCAGTAGATAGCACGATGGCAATCTGAAAGGCTGATCCCGCATAGGTGTAATAAGGGCTTCGCTCCTTCGCCTTGTCGCGCTCCTCCTCCAGATCATGCGCCTTAGTCGTGATGTCCTCCATGTCCATCTTCATCCTGGCGGCATCATCTGCTCGGCCAGCAACGTCATAGACAACAGAGCGCACATTCTTAGCTTGATACCAAGCCCACATATTGTTAGCCTGGATCGTGTTGGTGAGAACCTTGCTGCTGTTGCTGCTGCCGAGCATCGTATTGATGGCGAGCATCGCCGCGAAGATCGTTACCGTGATCGCGGCCCGCTTCTTGATGATGATTTCTAGCTCTGATCTAGTCATTACCAGTTGAACCCAGTTATCACAGCCCAGATGGTTACTGCGATTGCAGCACCACCAACAACAAGGCCAACCAACAGGATGATGACCTCTTCAATCTCGGCTTCACGCCTCTTTGCGGCTTCCTTCTTGCGCCGCGCATCGTGAGCCGCGTCGATTTCCATCTGCTTGGCGCGGGCGGTGATCCTCTGCCAAACATCCATCTTGTTCGACTGAAAGAAAAGCATCTTGACCTGCTCTTCAAACTCGCGGGCAGACTCTAGAGCCATTTCTAGCTCCAGTGCCTTGCCCAGTGCAGATCCCTTGAAGCCACCAGCCTTGGCCTGCTTGACAACCTCAATCGCTTGCTCTTTGGCGTCGAAGTATTTGCCCAACACCGGCCCTAGCGATGCCACATCGTCAACGGTCTTGGAAACCTTTTTGACAAGCTGGACTGCCGACGATATGGCAGCGAGAGCGGTAATTGGATCAACCACGTCAGCTTCCCTTGAAGTGCCCCGCTACCCAAGTGATGACACCTCCAGCCATGCTGGCGATCGTCATCCCCATCCAGAAGCCACCTTTCCCCTTGTTCGCCAATGCGAGAAGCTCTTCAATCTGGCGTTCCATCTTGTCGAGCTTCTTGTCCATGACCTCGAAACGGCGCTCGTAGTCCTGGACACGCTGCCACATTGCTCCATACTTGATGGGGTCAATCTCGGGTTCCATGTCAGTCACTCCACGGTGTCCCATGTTGCGTGACAGGGTTCTTCTGCAAAGCAATTTGCTGCTCTAGAGCTTGCTCGGCAGATGCCTTATCAATTGATTGCCAGATCCATCCCAATACCTGCTGCTCGGTCAGATTGGCATAGGGCACAGCCGGAGAGCCATCAGACCATGATGCAGTAGAGAAAATGCTTGCGCTGTAGTCCCCATCGGTTGCCGTAGCACGCCAATGAGCCGTAGTGACAAACCCGTTAGATGTGTTGCGGTCAAGCTGCGTAACGGTCCAAACAATCGTTGTCATGGTGAGTCCTTTACTTGGCTTCAAGCGCCGCGATGCGGGCGGTCAGGGAGGTGATGAGTGCTTGCTGCTCTTGGATGGCTTTGGTCAGAAGTGGGATTAATGATTGATATGCAACATTTAGATGTTGCGGCCCCTCTTGTACGATGCCGCCAAGATACGACTTACCAGCCATTGCGGCCTGAAGTTCCTGCGCGATAAATCCGGGCTGAATGCTTTGGTCTTTGCTGTACGCTTCTTTGTAGCGGAACGTGACAGGCCGCAAAGAAGTGACAACATCAAGCGCAGCGTCAATAGTGGCGATGTCTTCTTTCAGGCGCTCGTCGGAGCCATTAACGTATGCGCCAGCACCCCAAACACCGGTGCCGTTAACTTGCAGGTTGTACGCGCCTTGGTCAGTCGTGCCGGCAATGTAGACCTCACCCCCGCTCGTGATGCGGGCGCGTTCGGTCGCATCGGAAAAGAAACGCAAAGCTGTTCCACCAAGAATTCGCCAGTCAAACACGCCGCTTGAGAAGAGACTTAGCTCTGGGCTTTGGCCGTTTGTGGAGTCAATTCGGATCGTAGTGTCTCCTGTTGCCGCCGCATGAATTCGGTAACTTGGACTCGTGGTGCCAACACCAAGACGCCCACTCGTATCCAGCGTCATCGCCTGGGTGAACGAGATGGTGTTGCCTGCGGTGCCGGAGGGGGCGTTGAACCAAGCGTGAGCACCTTCATACTGCTGGTAGTAGCTTGCCTGTGCCGTGTTGATGTACTTCAAACCTCCAGCGTCTGAAAACGCATTTGCCAACATCAACGACTGCGACGTTAGACTGGAACCGACAAACCCAGCAGCCGATCCGGCTTGAATAGCCTTGAACACGCTACCCCACGCACTCGGCGTCACCCCCAGGCCGAGGTTGCCGGAGGAGTCGAGGCGCATTGACTCAGTACCACCCTCAGTAAACGCAATGGTGTCTGCTGCGGGAAAGAAAATACCAGTGTTGGTATCTCCATCATTTGTGATTGATGGTGCTGATGCAGTGCCATCTGCAAACTCAATCACGGTTGCTGATCCAGTTACGGCTAAGGTTCCAGCCACAGCCAGCGTTTTTCCAGACCCCACATTAAGGCCAACACTGGTGCCAGTGCCATCGCCCTTGAATACTGCATCAATGGTATCTAAATCGGTGTTTAGCTTCCCGCCCCATGAATCGGTAGATGCACCGACTTCGGGTTTAGTAAGCAGCAGGTTTGTAGTCGTGGTATCAGCCATTTTTCACCTCATGCAGCAATTTGCCACGTTTCAGAGTTGTCGGAGATGGGAGTCCAAGTCTCGGGCGTATCGCTATCAGCGGCCCAGCTTGTCGAGTTATCAGAAACCGCAGTCCAGACCTCGGATGTGTCTGGGATGCTTGTCCATGTCTCTGATGTATCGGATTCCGGCGTCCATTTTAGGATAGCAGAAACGGATACGCTAGATGAGCAAACAACTGAAGAAGCAGCATTTAGTCTGCTTACAACCCTAATGGAAGTTTGCGACTGTGATGCAATCGATACCTGATTGTTGAATGTCCCAGTAGTGTTGATCGTAAGAGTAGATGCACCGTTAAGTTGAAGCGATGCTATGGGCACCCTGGTTGCGGCAAGCGACATCGAGCTTGCACTTGCAGCGGTAAATGATGCAATGCCATACCTGAGCGCAGATACGCTCATTGATGATGAACTTGCTGCCGAGCATGATGCAATTGCGTAACGAAGCGCCGATGCGCTCATCGTTGATGAACCAGCAACCGCAAAAGAAGATTTGGCAATAAGCGAAACAAAAACGCTGAGGCTAGATGTCGAACTAGCGTTAAATGCACCGACCGCGTACCTTAAAGCTGATACGCTTGCAGACGAAGATGACGAAGCCAATACCGATACATTGGCTGTTGTTTTTGCAGATACCGATACAGTAGAAGACGCAGAAACCAACACCGATATGTTGGCTGTTCTTTTTGCAAATACCGATACAGTAGAAGACGCAGAAATAGAAAAAGAAGCATCCTGAACCACTACAGCGCTTGGTAGCGCTGAAAACGGTATTTCAGAAAATGCAGAAAAGCCAAGCATTTTTTACTCTAAAGGCT